TCCCATCTTTCGGTACTAGCATTCCAAACTTGCACATATCCATTTTGAGGAGCAGCTACTGGTGTCCATGGACTTAGTACACTTAAACTTGGAGATCTATTACAAGTCCAATCAATAGTTCTTCCAGCCACACCAATAACATTTACTTTTAAATCAGTGCCATCAATAACTACATTAGCAGAACAAGTTACTAAAGCAGCTGAACTGCCAGCACTAAATGGTACTAAATGAATTGGCGTTCCTACCATTGTTGGAGTACCAGAAATATTTTTTAACTTAACCACTACTTTAGCAGTAGCTAATTCACCATTAATAAAATCAAATCCTACTATTTCAAAAGTAACTGTCTGACCACCATCATTTGCTAAAAAAGCAGTAGTAGTGTAAATGGTTGTAGAAGTATATCCATCAGTTGTCTGTACTACACTATTGGTAGTATCATTTGTTATTTGTCCATTAACTGCCATTAGTCTGATCCTAGTGATTTGTTAGCTGGAAGTTTATAACCACTTGGTTTAATTCCAACTTGTAATGTTAAACCTGAAATGTTAAAGCCTTCATTATATGGCTCGTTCTGTGTATCCTCAATCTTAACTCTAATTGCTGTACACTTCTGTTGCTTAAGATGAACTCGGAATTGATATGGTACATATACGCCTCCATATACATCTCCGTTTGTCTCTCCATATGGTCCAGTTGTTCCATAAGCATATTGTCCAATGACACTATATCCATCGAAAGTAGCCGAATCTATATAAACCGGAGAATAATCATAAGCAAATGATACTACCGTATTATGTCTTCCTTTATATTCTCCAACTATATGTGCTCTATATACTCTTTGGAATCCATTCAATCCAGCAAAGCTTAAATCTCCTGTCTCTAATACCAATGGTACATGTAAGTTTTCTCCATCATTTTCATCCAAGAAACTGCTGGTATTCTCTCTTTGAACATATCCGTTGCTTCTTAGTAATACTAATTTACCACCAAAAATATCACAATCTACTCCTTCATAATTAGTAAATGTGCTCCATTGGTTAAAGTAATAATCATAAACTAATGCTACTCCATCTTCTGTTATAAATCTAACTTGATTAACATCATTGAGCAAGATAGAAGAAGATATTGTCAAATCATTAAAGTCTTCTACTGCCGCTCCTAAGTAATTTACTTGTAAGCTTCTATCTAAGATATAAATACCTTTATCTGATTTAAACATTAATCCATTTGGCATAGTAACTACACTATTAGCATTATTACAACCTACGTCAGTAGTAATTAGCTGAGGCTCAATATAAGTAGCTCCTTGTCCTAAGTTATTAGGTCCATTTCCATTAATATAATAGATTTGTTTCTCTTTAAAGATAATCAATTTATCATCTAATGGAACCAACGCTGTTATATCTCCTCCGGCCTGATCTAATTCAATGGTAAAAGTATCACTAAAACCAACAGGATAATCCTTTTGGTCAGGTGGCGTAATCTTACTATACTGAATGAGATTTTTATTATCCAAACCAGCAATAAACAATCTATTCTGATAGCTAGCAATCAATGAACAAGGCGGAGGTGGATTATTATCTAAAACACCACCTGTTGTATATAGAATTTCATTATCAATAATATCAGCATCAGCCGTACTATCAGTAAAGAAATTATACATATAATAACCATCATTGTTATTAATATTAAAAGTTGGACTATCTACAGAAGATACTTTATAGAAAATCTGTCCTAAATTATCAGTTCTATAAACTTCTAATACTATATTAGATTTCTTGGTCAATGATAGAATTGGCACACCAATAGTACAAGTTCTATTGCTTCCAGTAATTACATGAGTTTTAGCAATAGATGGTGTAGAGCGATGAACAAATCCTTGATTATCCTGCCACTTCCATACCGCTACATACTGGTAAGTTCCAGCCGCCATACTGCCAACTGTCATCGTGCCACTGGACGGTGAACTTGTAGCTCCTACTATAGTATTAGTTACCGTTACCTGTGAACCTGAACTGGTTGCCGTAAAATCATAATAAAATAAATTGATTACACTCTTTGTAGCCGTAGCAACCTGAGTAGGAGTATAATAAGAATTAATTCTTACTTCCATTCCATAATCAGTAATAGCCGGATCTGTACCAACTCCATCTACCTTATACCAAACATAATATGATCTGGCATCTAATCCACTATATAATGTCCAGTAATCTCCAGGTCTTATACGTGAACCAGCTACCATATAGCCATCAATAATCTGCTCAACTACTCCAGTGCCAGAACGAGTTACTGCTACTGCCATATTCGTAGAACTACTAGTAAGATCCTCAGGATACAAATGGAAATTGTTCTCATAAAACTTGTTGCCATCATATGTCTGTAGAATACCTCCTACTACATGTAGGCTGCTATTCAATTCAGTGGATAGAAAGTGGTTTTTAGAGGCAAAGTCCATAGCAGTAGAAGTAATACCTAATTTACTAAATAGCTCATTCTCTGATTGTAACCTACCAGTCTTTAAGGTTGGAACCTTAAAGATACCTGTAGATACCGGAACTCCAACATCATAGCCGTCAGCTGATAAAAACTCAGTTAAATCATAGCCGTTCATTATCACTTCTGATAACTGTGCTGTTCTCGCTCCTCCTCCTAAATTCTGATTAGCTTTACTTACTACTTGTAAGTCTTTATTCATTAAGAAATAAGTTGATTGATAAGTAGAATCATAAGATACTACAATATAATTATTCTCATTATAAACAAATGGTTTAGAATAAAGAGTAATATGTTTTCTCATATTCAAATTAGTTAAATCACTAACTGCATAGACTTCACCATGCATGAATACTTGTAGAGTTCCAGATTGAACATATTTATAACCATCTAAATCGAATTGAAAGAATACATCTACATTAGCTTGGTCTGTAAAGACATGACCATTCCAATTAAGAGCCATTTGTTCTAATTCATATAAATGAAAGCTAGCAGGCACAGTAATATCGATAGATGTTAAGGTTCCAATATAATATGGAATCTTAGCAATCTTTAGATCTGAATCATCGTGCCACATAATAATGCTGGTACTACCAGTTTGAGCAGCTTGTCCAAATGAAGCGTCTGGCATTGGAGAGCAAGTAATTAAGGCAGGAGCAGTTGCACCTACATCACTATCATAGCTCCATAAATAAGCCGCATCTACATCTAATTTATAAGTTCTTGGATTAGTATAAACATAAGTGCTGTCATAACGACCTGCATAGGTAACAAAGGCCGCGCTTTGCTCTACTCCATCAACCGAACTAATAGATGAACAAGCATCATATACTTGGTTCTCATGTAGGTCCGAGGTTAATGTATAAACTATTACCGCTCCTGTTAGGTTGTCAGTATCAATCCTGGTATACTGTAAAGTTGTACCATTAACAAAGAATATTATAAATTTAGCACTGTCACTATCATAAACTGCCGTGGCTTTTGGCTTGCTGCCTTCCAAAGAAATCAATTTATCATTGACAATGAAATTACCAGTCTCACTATCTACAACGGAGAAACGAACTCCTCCTCGGTCATCCTCCCACACGTAGCATTCTAAATTATCTATTTTAGCTACATCTGGATTAGCTTGATCATAATCATTTCTAATTACTTGAAATGTAGAGTTAATTACTGAACTTACTTGTCCTTTATCTGACCACTTTTGATTAAATCCTAAACGAGAATATGCTTTAGATCCTGTAAATAATAACAGTTGGTTATTATAAGTAGATAAAGCTTCACCTTGAAGAATAATATCACCGGTAAGATCAATGGATCTGGATAATTGATCCAAACCAAATCTCTTATTGATTTCTCCTTGTTTAGTGAAAATTCCATTTTGTAAATTGGTTAATGGACCAGCTGTTAATTGTTTAGGATCCAGCTTAGTATTAATACCTTGACCAAATGGAATTGCTATATTTTGTTTAGCGAGAGGCATTATGTATACCACCTAATAATTAGTTTAC